TAGTTACGAATCGCAAAGGAAAAACTCTAAAGCAAGGAGATGAGCCAGAAGTGACTGACGAACAAGAAGTTGTTGCAGAAGAGCCTACTACTGAAGTAGAGGAAATCGTTGCTGAAGAGGAAACTGTAGAAGAAGAGACAGTTGAAGTTGATATCGAAGATGATGTCAATGCACTTCTCGGTGGAGAAGAATTATCAGAAGATTTTAGAGCAAAAGCAAAGACAATCTTTGAAGCTGCTATTAACTCTAAAGTTTCTGCTATTAGAGAAGAAATCGTCAGAGAGCACGAAGAGAAGCTTTCTGAGGAAGTAGAAGAAATTAAGGTAGAACTACAGGAACGTGTAGATTCTTACCTTGAGTATGTTGCCGACGAATGGTTCGTTGAGAACCAACTTGCCGTTGAAAACGGACTTAAGGCAGACATGACCGAATCATTCCTTGAAGGAATGAAGGGTCTTTTTGAAGAACATTATGTAGAAATCCCTGAAGAAAAATATGATGTCCTTAAGAGTATGGTAGAAAAACTTGATGACATGGAAACCAAGCTCAATGAGCAAATTGAGAAGAACATCGGTTTAAACAAGCGTCTCGCAGAGTCGGTTGCTGATGGTATCCTTGAATCTGTTTCTGATGGCCTTGCTGCCACACAGAAAGAGAAGCTCGCTTCACTTGCTGAAAGTGTAGAGTTTGAAAGTGACGCAGAGTATCGTGAAAAGTTGGAAACACTAAAGGAATCTTATTTCCCCCATAAAGGTGCTACAACAATCAAAACTGAAAGTCTTTCAGAAGGAGTAGATAACGCAGAAGGTGCAGAGTCACATACTGCAGCAATGGCTTCTTATATTAAGACACTTTCAGCTTTCAAAAACTGATTTTAAAATTAATCAAACTAAACATTTACAAGTAAACTAAGATGTTCCAATCAGAACACCTAGTCGAAAAGTGGAAGCCCCTCCTAGAACATGAGGGTCTTGATAAAATCGAAGACGCACATAAGCGTTCGGTTACCGCTGTTCTACTAGAGAACCAAGAGAAATTTTTAAGAGAGTCTGCATCTTTCCAAGAAAGCGGATCTCTACTATCCGAAGCTGGTCCAACCAACTCATCAGGTAGTAACCCACCAGGTTTCAGTGGTACTGCTACTGCAACTGGTAACGTTGCTGGTTTCGACCCAGTTCTAATCTCTTTGATTAGACGTTCAATGCCTAACTTGGTCGCATATGACCTTGCTGGTGTTCAACCAATGAGTGGTCCTACTGGACTAATCTTTGCAATGAGAGCACGTTATGATGGTCCTGGTACAAGTAATGCTGAAGCATTCTTCAACGAAGTTAACCCAAATCAGTCAGGTACTGGTGGTGCTAACGACGTATCTGGTGCTGGCCCAACACTAACTGGTGACAACCCTGCTGTTCTTAACGACGCATTTGCTGCTGGTTCTAACGAAGCTACCTCACAGAGTTACTATGACAATGGTGCTCCAATGTCCACACAGGACTCTGAAGCATTAGATAGTGACGGTTCTGCTCCTGATTTCAGAGAGATGGGCTTCAGTATCGAGAAGATCTCGGTTACTGCTAAGTCACGTGCTTTGAAAGCAGAGTACAGTATTGAACTTGCTCAAGATTTACGTGCAATTCACGGTCTTGATGCTGAGTCAGAATTGGCTAACATCCTCTCATCTGAGATCCTTGCTGAAATCAACAGAGAGATTGTTCGTACAATTTACAAATCTGCAAAACGTGGTGCACAGCATGACACTGCTACTGCTGGTATCTTCGACCTAGACGTTGACTCAAATGGTCGTTGGTCAGTTGAGAAATTCAAGGGACTTCTTTTCCAAATCGAAAGAGACGCAAACGCAATCGCACGTGAAACTCGTCGTGGAAAAGGCAACATGATCATGTGCTCTGCAGACGTTGCTTCTGCACTTGCCATGGCTGGTGCTCTTGATTACGCTCCTGCAATCGAAGGTAACAACCGTCTACAAGTTGATGAGACAGGTAATACTTTCGCTGGTATCCTTAACGGACGCTACAGAGTGTACATCGACCCTTATGCTACTATCACACGTGGTGGTACAAACTCTTCAGGTAACTCAGGTAATCAGTACTACGTTATCGGATACAAGGGTTCATCTCCTTATGATGCTGGTCTGTTCTATTGTCCTTATGTACCTCTACAGATGGTACGTAGCGTCGGGCAAGACGACTTCCAGCCACGCATCGGATTTAAGACACGTTATGGCGTAGTTCTTAACCCATTTGCTAAGGGATATGATTCAACTCTTACCGATTCTAACCCTAGTGCTGCTGGTAACCTCAGTACTAACGTTTACTACAGAAGAGTATCTGTTGCAAACTTAATGTAATTCAGATTACATATTTTACTAGAGACCCTACGGGGTCTCTTTTTTTATGTCTAAATACTAGGGGAGGACTCCGTTTTTACCGTGAGCAATAATTTAAACTTCTTAGCACCAGTAGCATTTCAACTGGACATACCTATTTTTAAAGAGGTATCGTTTGATTGTACTGCAGCAAATATTCCTGGTATATCAATGGGTGGTCCACAACAAGCAACTCCTTTTAATGACTTTCAACTTAGTGGTGACAAGTTAAATTATGAGGACTTTACTATAACTATGCTTGTTGATGAAGATATGAGAAACTACTCTATCGTTCATAATTGGATGACTGGTATAACATATCCACAGAAGGCAAGTCAGTGGAGGGAATTTGCTGACAAGATGGTGGAGAAGGAACACAAAGGACCAGATTACGATAGATTAGATCTTACTTTAAGAATACTAAACAGTAATTTTAATACCCAAGTTGTAGTTAAACTGTACGATGCATTCCCTATAGGAATAACAGGTTTACCATTTAACGTAGACACTAATGATATACAGTACTTAACTTCAAATATAACTTTCAAATATACATACTTTAAACTACTAGATAAGAATGATAAAGAATTAACATTATGAATACTGAATTTTTAGATGAATGGCGTGAAGATGCTGTTATGCTTGATGACTTAAATGAAGAGGCACGTAGAATACCTAAACTTCATGCAAAATGGTTGGACAAATTGCTGAGGTACAAATTACTTAAAAACCGAGCACAATATACATTTCAGAAACTTTATAAAGAAAAGTACCATTACCTGATGGGAAGGGATGAACAATGCCCTGATGTAAAGATTATGAAGAATGAAGTTCCCATCTATCTTAATGCAGATGAAGAGTTGAATGAGGCACAAGCTCGGTTAGATATGTATGATGGTTATGAGAAATGTCTCGAAAAGATACTAAATATGATAAACAATCGTTCATTCCAAGTAAAGAATGCAATTGATTGGTTACGTTATTCTAGGGGTTTAGATGAGTGATGTTCTTATTAAAAAGAAAAACGAAGTATACCTTCAACTAAAAACTCAACCACATATCTCCTATGAACTTTCTGACCACTTCACTTTTGAAGTACCAGAAGCAAAGTTCATGGATTCCTATAGAAAGAGATACTGGGATGGTAAGATAAGATTGTTCTCACCAGCAACTGGTCAGATATATGCAGGTTTAAGAGAGTATATTGAACAGTTTTGTAAAGAAAGGGGGTATGAATATTCCTATGTTGATAATAAACACTTTGGTATGCCTGACTCGGAGGATGAATTAATATCTCCTAGTGGTATAAAAACATATGTTGATAAGTTTACTTCACTAAAGATAAGACCTTATCAATATAAAGCAATATATGAAGCATTAAGAAAGAGAAGAAAACTAATAGTATCACCTACAGGATCAGGTAAATCTCTGATGATATATTCCATCGTCAGATTTTTATTTGAGTCAGGACAGAAGACATTGATTGTTGTACCTACTACATCTTTGGTAGAACAATTATATAAGGACTTCTTTTCCTATGGGTGGTGTGTAGATGATCATGTTCATAAGATATATGCTGGTCATGAAAAGGTTACTGATAAAGCAGTTACTATAACTACATGGCAATCAGTATATAAACAATCTAGGAAATGGTTTGAACCATTTACTGCTGTTATCGGTGATGAAGCACATCTATTCAAAGCTAAATCACTGACGGAAATACTTACTAAACTACATCATGCAAGGTATCGTATAGGGTTTACTGGTACATTAGATGGTAGTAAAACAAATAAGTTGGTACTAGAAGGACTATTCGGACCTCATGATAAGGTAACTAACACGAACGAGTTAATTAAACAAGGTTACTTGTCTAGGTTAAAGATAAAGATTATCACACTAATACATCCATATACTAAGTTTGATAATTATCCAGAGGAAATAGAATGGATAGT